ATATTAAGATTCATTGCCCAGTTAAGATGATCTAAACCAGCAAGTTTACATCTTCCATTAACAAACTTATAATTGCGATCTGGATACGCTTTCATAGTATGAGCCAGTTCGCTCTCAACATAAATAATTAATTCGTTGAAAAGACCGTTTAGGATTCTCCAATCAAGGTCATAGTAGGTTCCCGGCTTGAGTCCTGTGCGAAGATAATGAATCTTGCCAATATAACGATTACGAACATAAATTTCTATCGTATTGTAAACATCAAGTGGAAAGTTCACAATATCCTGTAAAAAGTCCAAACCTTCTTCTGCTAGCCAATATCTGAATGGATGTTTCTTTGCTGTTTCTTTTCTCCAAGTTTCCCATTCGTCCCAAGGCAAAGCATGGGGCTTTGCTTCGCCTCTAATAAGATTGGCGAAGTTTGAACAACTCCAGTAATTAAATCTGGCTCTTTTGTTTAGTTTCATAAGTCTATGTTAATAAAATAGTGTTCTAAGGTTGCAAATACATGTGTTCTTATTGCAGCAAGCATATCGTCTGCGGTTTTAAAATTGTGACCATACTTTTCATATTTTCTCAATTGTTCATTCAAATCCCATAGTGCCAGATGATAATTTCCAGCCTTGGATGCCTTCTCAAACTCTATCATATCGTCTGGAAGATCAAAAGTCAATGTTGCTTTCATGTTATTCCTTAAACTTGACCATTAAATATGTACCAAGAAATGCCCCAGACGCTAGCGGGATCAAGTAATAGATGTTTTTACTATATGATACCACGCCAAACGCCAGTAGACTGTAGATTATACTAGTCAAAATGGCCGCTGTAAAGGCCCGTTTTTTGTTAACGCTCATAATATACCAAGCGTATAACATATCAATTGCAACATAAGTGACAAAGATTGTTAGTGCGGTTATGTAAGAAAAATCATTCATAATGGAAAATAACACTTCCCTTCTAGTGGATCTTTTTCATACGGAAAATTAAATGGGCCTAAAACCTTTTGTCGTTTATCTTTGATAAAATTTAATACCTCAGTGAAACAAGTTTCACAAATTTGAATATCATATTGAAGTCCATCTTGATTGGAACAATATCCCCAAGTAGCACTTAGTTCAGCATATTCATGGTCTATATCTTTGGAGCAATTTTCTCCACAGGAATCACAATGAATCTTGTCAAGAACTTTGACTGTTTTTTTCTTAAAAGTTTTCACTAAATCTAGCCTCCCAAACCGCTATTATACTCCAAGTTTTGTTTTGGTCAAGCCTGTAGTGAGAATATTTGATATTAACAACTTTGCCACTGTTTACTTTAATGTGAGCCATTCTAAAATCTTCATAAGTTTCTGCGTCCTTTTCTGGCCCAGTGGCATAACCGCCATATTCAATCCATGTTTGGGTAAGGTCTTTAACATTTAAATCAAGGTGGCCTTTCATTACCGGCATAAAATAATCTTTGCGACCAATTGGTTGCTCAACCTCACCATACATTACCCACTCGTCACAATATTGGAAGTATTCTAGTTTGATACTTTTCATAGGAACAACTTCTGTGCGTCCCCAAGGATGAATACTTTCAACATTACCAGAAAGATCATTTGATGTTATAGTTTGATGGTCAATTGGTTTGGGTTTGTCGATATTCTTTCTATGAAATGGATTCAGACCAAATACAGCAAATAATACCAAAATAATTGGTAAAATTATTAGCCCAAGGTCTGATGCTTGCATATAACTTCTATATCTTCTATGAGGATTCATATTTTAAACCTTTGTATTGAAAGCACCCCCATTATTGAGCGTTGAACGTCGAGTGGGAAATCCCAACAATAGACGAACTAGAGGCTCAGGATGCTACCCTTGGCGATCAACCCAAAGGCGACTGTTACTTCAGTTCTTAATTTTGCTTACTCCATAGAGTATTGATCGTGCCAGTAATATACCGCAAGTTATTTCTAATACTTTAGGCAGACTTATCCACAGCATATTCTGGTTCCTTATAATAAATTCTGGGCTTTTTGTAGCCCATAAATACTGTGCTGGTAATAACTCCCATCCCGGTGACGAGAGTTACCACTATTCCTACGATAAAAATAGCAAAATCGCTCATTTGGTTAGATTACCCAGTGCCAGAATAGAAGGAACCCAAAGACCCACAAAGATTGCTTGCTGCTTGTTAATATCACAATCACCCATGAACCATAGTGTAACACTAAAAACAAAACTTGCAAATGCGGCTACTAGAAAATAATTCGTACTTTTCATAAACATCTTTCTTTTTAAAGTTGAAACTCTTTTAAAATCTCCAATATTCGTCGTGCCAACGCAGCACCACCAACAATTCTACCATCAGTATAATCTTCTCCATATCCAGCAGAAGATTCGTGATCTTTTTGATCTTGAACTTTTTCATTGCATAACTTGATAATCTCAAGTATTCTGTCTTTTTGTTTCTGATTCATTTATATTAATACCTTGATGGTATCCTTCATCATATGCTGCTTTTAGCCAATCTTTTATTTGTAACCAGTTATCCACAGGGTCTTTGGGGCATTTTACAAGATCGTCGTAAGCTCTTTCCATTCGCAAAGAGAATCCCTCAGATTCATTAAGCCATTCATTAAAAGTCATTAGAAACACCTGAGTGTATCCACTCTCCATCTTTTATTTGATAAACAACTACTGAACCGCTAGATCGAATGTAGTCTCGTCCACCGTCAATTATATTACCATTCTTGAATGACTTATAATCGTGTCGGCTTCTGCTATATTCTACTTCGCCCTCATCATTTTCTACAGTTCCAAATGTTAAATTCTCAACTTGATCTGCATTGCCAATGTAAGATTCATCTCCCTTAAAGAAGATTGCAAAATATCTATTGCCAAATTCTGGATGTGGAGTAGCTCTATAAAAAATATCACAAATGTTTCCATTGCCAAACTCTGTGGTACAAACATGAGATACTTTAACTCCATCTTTCTCAGAATAGAGTTCCTCAACCTTTTTAGTATTTGTAATTGGGTAGTGTCTTATCATAGCAGTTTTTCAAGTTTTCGTTTTAGATTGTTCATGATTTCCAGTTCGATCTTCATACATTCGGAAAGACCTTCTGGACCACCATATATTTCATCCATACTGTCACTGATTGACTCAAGTATAACATCTATCTCAGCATCTGTCAAGTCTAAGTTTTTCATAAATATCTATACTGTTTTAGTATATCATATAAATTTTTAATTTCATCGTGATCTAGTCTTAGTTCATTAGGCTCACTGTTATTATAGCTGAAAACTTTTACTAAGTACGGTTTGTTTTTTAAATTTTTGTTGTAATGAATTTCTATTAAGTCATATTCAAGAACTATGGTGCGAAATAATGTCATATGGTCTGTTTATTTTCATGTTTTGTAGTTGCAATATTCCCAACCAACATCGCTACCATCTTTTATCTTTCTATTAAATGTTCTGTTCTTATGACAATTAGAACAAACAACTTCACACTTTGATATTTCTTCCTTTATAATATCTAAGTTAACAGTTTTTGAACTAAATTGTCCTATTGTAAAATTTTTATTATCGAATATATGATCGAATTCCATAATCCAATACGGATAATTTTCTCCACAATCTGCACAGCATTTGTTAGATTTATATTCTTGTAAAAATCTTCTTACTTTATTCCTGCTGTTTTTAGTTCTGATGTTGGTTTTTTCTTTTTGATTAGTTCCAACGTGATAAGCTATAGTTCCTTTAGAACATCCAAGTTTATTTTTGATCTCGTTATATGAATAGCCTTTTTCTTTTAGTTCTAATATCTGAGTCTTCAAGTTTTTATTGTTCATAATAGTCTCCTTTATATTTATATACACAATCGGAGACTATAGAATCGAACAATTTAAAGCAGAGGCCAAGGGAATTTAACCCTTACCAGATTACTCTGGGCCGCTTTAGCAAAGCGGTGCAGCAAAACAATATCTGCCTGACCTCTATGGGCGAGTTTTTGTTTTATAACAGAACCCGCTAAACTGTTAGACATAAATCAGTTACAAGTATTGCAAGAATAACGAGCGGCTCGACGCTGCTTGGTATTCTGTACAACACGCTTCGTAACGCGAACTGGGGCTGTTACAACAGCCTCTGTGACGCGAACAACCGAACGTGCAGCATTACGAACTGGCTGGCGGCAGACTCCATTCTGGCAATCACCAGCAAAAGCAACTCCACCAACTAGTAGTGCAGCAAGTGTAAAAATAACATTCTTCATATTAAGTCCTTTCAAATAAAAGTAAACTAACCTAACCATCAACCAGTACCCCAAACAGGACTCTAACCTGTAACCTAATCATTAGAAGTGATTTGCTCTATACAATTGAGCTATTGGGGCAAAATTTTTTAGCTATTTATCAATCTCTTCATAATTTCAGTAATATTAACACCATCAACTATAAGATCAAGTGGACCGGTTTGATGTTCGTAAGGGTTTTTATTTGGACTGTGTTTAGACACATAATCCATCGCACGACAGTAACACCAAGTTATAGCAAATTTTTCTTCTTCTGTCATCACAAAACTTCCCAGTTTTTCTCTATAATATTAGCAATAGTTTTAAACTTTTTCCCGTTATCATTTAGATCAGCAAGACTTTCTCTGATCTTTTCTACCTCATAATCACCAAACCAAGTTATTCCTGTATAGAATTCACCCATACTATTTTTCATGCCTGCCCAATTCATGACCTCTTTTGGCAAATAATCTAGTTTGTTTCCAAATCTTGTATATCCATAAGGAAAATCATTATTATAGACCTTTTCTGGTAGAGTTTTCTTTTTATTCTTTTTCATTTCCTGATTATACAATTCACAAAGAACGCCCAAACAACAATGCTGTGCGTTTCCCTTGCTATTGTATTGCTTGAGAGTTTCAGTACCCTGCTTATATTTGCCGCTCCTAAGAGCATTGATCCATTTCTTCATAATATTCTGTTTCATTAGTTATTCTCCAATTAGATATCAAATTCGTTACTTTGGTCATTAACATAAGTTAAAGCATCAATAAGAAATTTGATAGAACTTTCTCTATTAAGTCCTGTTTCTGCCAAAAACTTACCAAATTCATGACCATACAAATTCTTCATAAGACGATCATAATTCTCATCATGTTTAGATGAATCTTCTGGAAAAATGCCGGTTTTTTCAATCCAGTAATTACTCATTAGTTATTCTCCAAATAGTTTAACCAACGCAAAATTCATCACTGAGTTTAGCAGCAAGATCTTTTGCAGAAGCAGAAAGAAACTTATTATTACTGAAAAACAATGGTGTAGAAACTTGATTGAGAAAATC